CTCACACTGTATCCACCGGGCGCTGCTCATGGCATAGCGCTCCAGAAGATCCGGTGAGACCAAAGAGGAGCAGCCGCGCTCATGCAGCCACTCCCATGTCTTTTTGTATATGTCTGCCGCGACGAGCTTTTTTCCGTCCTTCTGCTTGGCAGAAAGCAGTCTGGACGGCTTGGGCATCGGTTGACCTTCCAAATCGGCTGCGTGATTATCGAAGTCGATGACAGTCAGCGCTCTTTTGCCCGGATTTCCCTCAGCGATCTTGTCAGCTAAGGGCTTTTTCTTGGCTCCGGCTCCCATTCGGGCACCGCCACGGTTGGTACCGTCCTTAGCCATTTTCTATACACCTCCTTGTGCAGGGCCTATATACCCCGTTTGAAATCGCGACTTTGTACGCGAGACCCCACGCCCGTTCCACGGGGCAGGCGCTGTAGAGATTTCAACTCCCCCTACCGGGTGCCGCCATCCCTATCATCGTGCGTGTGCCAGCGGTCACCGCGCTCCGCATGGATCTTCGCGTGACAGGCAGTGCACAGGCTCATCAGGTTATCGTCCACATGGCTTCCACCTTCAGCCAGCGGCTTGATATGGTGTACCTGCTCGGCCTTCACGTAGCGTCCGTCCTTCAGGCAACGTTCGCACAGCGGGTGCGCATTCATGTATCGGTCGCGGATGCGTTTCCATGCCCGTCCGTACCTGCGCTTGACAGCGGGGTCGCGGTCATACTTTTCATAGCGTTTGTTTTCCTGCTTCTCATGCTCCGGACAGAAGCGCCCGTCCGTCAGGTTGGGACAGCCCGGAAAGGAGCAGGGCCGTTTCGGTTTCCTCGGCACCGGCGTCACCTCCGTTCATAACAAAAGCCCTGCAGGAGCTTGGCTCCCACAAGGCTTCCGGATCATTTCACTTTGTCCAGCATAATACTATCATAAGAGGCAACTCTCATTCCCTCTCATTTACTCTCATGATGGAGCCGACACAGGAAAGGGCTTCGTCATGCATCCGGTAGACATGCTGGATGCTGTAATGCATATCGACCGCAATCTTCTCCCACGAGAGAAAGCAGAGGTACCGCTTCTCCAGCAGGGTTTGCAGTTCCGCATCCGCAACGGCATGGATCGTACCCATGATCTCTTTCTTGAGTTCCACCAGATCCTCCACGTCCTTCTTCAAGCTTTCCTGTACCTCGATGATCTTCAGGACGGCACGTTCCACCTTGGAACCGCCGTGGTTCGGGTTCCTCGGCATGTCGCTGATGACAGCCGTGCAGGAGGTCGCCAGTTCGTTTAAGGATTCGATCTGCTGGAGCTTGGACTTGATCCGCATATCCAGCGTCCGTGCCTGTGATAAATATTCCTTCGCAGTCATTTACGTTTCTCCTTCCGCAGCTTTTTGATGAGATACTCCGGATCGACTTTGGACAGAACACCAAACCAGCCGGAGCGGAAGAAGCGTTCGATTTCGGCAAGCTCCTGTTCATCATCCGTCAGCCGGTAATCCTTCACGGCCTGCAGGATGATGGCATTTGCCAGTTCCTCGTATGGGTTCAAAGTCTCACCTCCGATTCTGTCTGCTCCTCGGATTGACTCTGATTGTCCTTGATTGTCATTTGAACAGCTCCGCCTTTACCGCAGCGATCAGACTGTCCTGTGTTTTCTCTTTGCTCTGCAGGGCCTTCAGCACCAGCAGATCCACCGTGCCTTCCGTGATGATATGGTGGATGACCACGGTCTCGGATTGTCCCTGCCGCCAGAGGCGGGCGTTGGTCTGCTGGTAAAGCTCCAGCGACCAGGTCAGCCCAAACCAGATGAGGGTGGAACCGCCGGACTGCAGGTTTAGGCCGTGACCGGCAGAGGCGGGATGGATCACTGCTACCGGGATGCTGCCAGCGTTCCAGTCCCGGATGTCGGCAGAGGTTTTGATCTCCCGGACTTTGAAGCGGGACTTGATCCGCTCAAGGTCATGCTTGAACCAGTAGGCCACCAGCACTGGTTTCCCGTTGGCTCCTTCGATCAGATCCTCCAGTGCATCCAGCTTCCGGTCGTGAATCCGGATAGGCTGCCGGTCGTCATCGTAGATTGCGCCGTTCGCCATCTGCAGGAGCTTACCGGAGAGGGCTGCAGCATTGGCAGCCGTGATATCCGCTTCCGGCAGCTGCAGCACCAGCGTCTGCCGCAGTTCCTCATACCGTTCCCGCTCATCATCTGACAGCTGCACCGGATAGTTGTTCATGACAAGCTCCGGCATCTTCAGGTGGTCTGCTGCCTTCATGGAGATGGTGATGTCCGAGATCCGGCGGTATATGGCTTTGTCCACACCGGGCAGGGGCTTGTAGGAATAGATGATCTCGCCGCTTCGCTTGTCGGGCCGAAAGTAGGTGTTCCGGTACATGCCGATGAAGCGTCCGAGCCGTTCCCCCATATCCAGCACCTTAAACTCCGCCCACAGATCCATGAGGCCGTTTGCGGACGGCGTGCCGGTTAGGCCGACGATCCGTTTGACCTTGGGCCGAACCTTCATCAGGGACTTGAAGCGCTTGGACTGGTGATTCTTAAACGAGGACAGCTCGTCGATGATCACCGTGTCGAAGGTGAAGGGAATGCCGCTTTGCTCCACCAGCCACTGGACGTTCTCCCGGTTGATGACTGTGATGTCGGCATTCTGCAGGAGGGCGGCTTTCCGTTCCTTCTCTGTTCCGACTGCCACGGCATAGGTCAGCATCTGCAGGTGATCCCACTTCTCAATCTCGGCGGGCCAGGTATCGCGGGCCACCCGGAGGGGTGCGATCACCAGCACGCGGTGGGATTCAAAGCTGTCAAACAGCAGATCCAGAAGGGCCGTCAGCGTGATGCTCGTCTTGCCAAGGCCCATGTCCAGCAGCACGGCACAGGTGGGATGGGTTTTGATGTAGTCGGTGACATAGCGCTGGTAGTCATGGGGTACATATTTCATCAAGGATTCCTCCGATCTGGCCCGCGCCGTCAAGGACGTAAACCTTATATCCCAGCTGGCGCAGCAGCCGGTGTCTGGCTTCCTGCAGAGGGCGCGGCACCTTGCCCGGAGCCTTGACCTCCACGAAGGCCATATGACCGCCCGGCATCAATACGATGCGATCCGGCATTCCATCAAAGCCGGGGCTCGTGAACTTGGGTGCCAGACCGCCGCGACTCTTTACGGCGTTCACCAGCTTTTTCTCTATAGTCTTTTCTCGCATTTTCGTTTCCTTCCATCAGGCGTTAATGCCATGGTGCAGGTCGAGGAAGGTTATATCCGTAACTTTTCTTATAGGTCATTTTTTAAGGCTCTAAGAGAAGTTATAGAAAAGAGCTTCATCGACCTGCACCCGGAGCGATCAGTCCTTCAGAAAATCAGACTTCAGCTGCAGCCCAAAGATCATGATTCCGGCTTTGGTCTTGCGCTTTTCAAATCCTGCCTGCTCAATGGCTGTGTAGAAATCTGTTGTACTGCGGATATACTCGCCGACCTGCGTGCAATAGCTGCGGTAGGCGTTGTAAAACTCTCCGGACTTGGCAGTATAGGACTTATCCACCTCGCAGCATTCCTCAAGGAACTGGGAGAGCCAGTCATTGTTTTCCTTGTATCGGGTGATTGCCTCCACGACCACCTTCGGCTGTGTGATCTTATAGTCCTTGGCGATCACGCGCTTGGCACCCTCAATGATCCAAGAGAGGATTGCTCCGCCGCATTTCTTATACAGGTAGTCTGCGTAATTCTTGATGTCGGAATTGCCCTCGATGACCGCGTTGAAGGGGATCACAATGAGCCGTCTCCAGGTACCGGCATCCAGAGCGCCGACCTTGGGCAGGTGGTTGGTATAGAGAACCAGCGTGTGCGTCGGCACATAGGAAAACGGATCTTTGTACTTTTTCTCTGCATAGATCTCGTCGGTGGAGCAGAGCTGCTTGACGTTGGAGGTGGACAGGCGCATCCCTTCCTCCAGCTCCGCCGCGATCAGCAGGCGCTTGCCCTTGGCCTCTGCCAGCTCCGGCTTGACGTTCCGCTTGCAGCCCACGGTCAGGGTGTCGGCAGACATGTTGCCGGAGTAGCTGCCCAGCACACGGGAGATGGTATTCCAGAAGGTGGACTTTCCGTTCCGGCCTTCCCCATAGGCGATGATCAGGGCTTCGATGCAGACCTTGCCGATAGCGGAGAGGCCTGCGATCTCCTGCACGTAGTCCATCAGCTCTTTGTCTCCAACGAAGAAGGTATTCAGCGCTGCCTGCCAGATGTCCCGGTTCTTATCATCCGGGTCAACGGAGGTCTGCTTGGTAATAAAGTCCTTCGGGTCATGATCATGGAAGGCATCCGGCCCTTTGCTCAGGTCATAGGTGGCGGAGGGCGTGTTCAGCAGGAATTCATCCGCATCCAGCTCCCGCTGGTCGATCTCCAGCATGGGCCGTGCCTCTTTGAGCGCCGAGGTGATGTATTTCGAGTCCCGGCGCTTGATGGCATAGTTCCTGTAGGTGACAGCATTTTCATATTTCTGGAAGGAGCGGGACTGTGCCGGATTCATGGCGGCAGCGGCTTTCTTGGCACCCATGGATGCCAGTAGTTCCCATGCACCGTTCTTCGTCATCTCATCTGTGACCTTTTTGATCTCAGTTTCCGCTTCCTCCAGCTGGCGGGCGGTGAGCTCCTGCGCCACGGCTTGCGACTTGGGTTTTGACTCCTCCCAGAAGCTGCCGTTGTACACAAGGTAGTCTGTCGACGGCGAGTAGCGCAGTTTCCCGCAGTATTCCCGTGACAGGACAATGGCCTGCCCGACATCGGAATAGTCACCA